AGATCACCTTTTTTAGCAAGTACTTTACCACTCTCATTTTTTAATGGAGCTCCTAAATAAGTAACAGTTTCGCCACATCGTAGTCGAGCATGTCTTTTATTTTTAGTATCTAGTATGTGTACTTTACCCATATTAGGTTTAATATTACCAGTAACTTTATATGCAACTTGTATATGACGACCTAGACCTCCTTGTTTACCAGCTAAATTATCTACTATATTACCATCAATAATTGCAAGCGCATGTTCTCTAATAATAATATAGAAAGCACCTTTAGGATTTTGTTCAGCAAATTGTTTAAGAGAGATAGACTCATATGTTTTCTCTGCTTTATATCCACACCTTTCGTATTCTCGTTGTAGTTTCCAATCCATATAGAATGGCTTAAATCTAACAGACTCGATTTTACCTTTGCAATCTGCAAGATAACCTTGAATGTCAAATCCACGGTTTGTTTTACGTCCGCCTTCGGCTAGAATACGATGACATTTACGTTCTTGCCAACCAGTTACAGATTTTAATGCTAGTACAGTACAGTTATTGTTGTCTACCATTGTGGATGTTTGTGTTAATTTTTGCATTTTATTTTGTTTTAATGATTAATATACTGCCAATATACAAAAAATAATTGACATAAAAAAACTTTTAGCGGTTTATTTTTAGTAAACTAGGTAAGCCGTGTCGTCCATAGATTCAAAACCAATAGACTCATACCACTTTCTTAGACGTAAAGTTCTCTTTACATGTTCTTTAATATTAGGAGTTTCACCTTGATAACATGGTACTAACTTTAGAGCAATGTCAGTATCTTCTGCAATTTCTTTTAAGACCTCCATTGTTTTAGTCCCGATACCTTGACCTTTAGTGTCAACGCCTATATTAAATAGCTCAACAGTATTAGGGTCGTACATACATTGTTTTAATTCTATTTTAACGCCATCCTCCGATTTAATTACAAAACGTATATTAGACTCATTTAGTTTAGCTTCTCCCCAGTGTGTAGTCCAATTAATAGCAGTATTATGATAGTGACCTCTATAAGACCAAAATGCATATTGCTCTACGTTTACAATTCTTTCCTTTAACTTGTGTGCAAAAAGACACAGTTTCTGGAAACTTAGCACATTAGCACTATTTTTAATATTTAGAGCATTCATAAGTTGAGGCTCATTGTACATGTCCTTTAATGTAGTTTGCATTTCGTTTTCGAAAGCCATTAATTTTTTTACTATTTTCATTGTTTTTATTGATTAATTAATTATTACTCTACTAATATACGAAAAAGATTTGACATAAAAAAACTTTTCGCGGTTTATTTTCAAATTATTTTTAATTATCCCCAAAGCTCGTCTTGAACTTTAGCAATAGTATGAGCAGCATAACCTAAATTCATAAAGTATTCTACTGTCATGTTTAAAGAGTCATCGTGAACATCATCGTCAGTATAACGATCTACTTCTCCAGTTGTATCTTCTAACCACTCTTTGTGGAGTTCATCACAGTCTGAATAGTTTTGTTCATAAATGTACTCGAATGATGTTGTTGTTAATTCCATTTTGTTTTATTTGTTTGTTATTATTATACTACTAATATACGAAAAAGATTTGACATAAAAAAACTTTATGCGGTTTATTTTTAATTTATTTTTAGAATTCTCCGTGAGCATTCCAATAGTCAACTGTATCTTGGTACACTTCATACCACACATTGTCAGTCTCTTCCCATAAATCATAACCTAATGTTAGGTCACATAAATTGTCATAGATCCACTCGTCATCTATTGTAATACCTGAGTCAATAGCTTCATCGGCATTACATTGAAGTTCACACATGATTTCATTCATGTCTAAAGCGATTACCATTTTGTTTGTTGTTAATTCCATTTTGTTTGTTTTATCGGAGTTATCTCCATTAGTATACTACTAATATACACAATATATTTGACATAAAAAAATATTTGAGCACTTATTTTCAAAAAAGTTTAGTTTTTGTCAATATGGACCTTTTCTATATTACTTAATACCTGGCACTAAGTCAGGACAATAATAATCTAAAAAAACTATTACAGTATGACAGTCGAGAACGCAATTTCAAAGCTTAGAGTAATGCTCGGAGCTGACACAGAAACAGTAACAGTTGTAGAAAATTCATTTGCAGAGGCAACTCTAGTAGATGGAACTGAAGTGTATACTGAAGGTGAATTACAAGATGGAGCAATCCTTTTTGTAAGAGCTGGAGAGGGTGCATCAGAAGATCCATTCGCACCTGCAGGGAAACACGAAACAACTGATGGTAAATTGATTACGGTTGGTGAAAACGGCGAAATCTCTAATATCGAAGATATGGGCGCTGAAGTTGAAGCTTCTGAAGAAGATAAAGAAGAAGTTAAGATGGAAGAAGAAGAAATCGAGATTGAAGAGAAGAAAGAATTCGACGTAGAAGGAATGCTTGAGGGTATTGCAACTATGTTAGAGCCTTACACTGACGAAATCAAAGAACTTAAAAAAGAATTATCTCTTTTACAAGAAAGATTTAATGTGGTAGCTGATGAACCTGCTACAAAACCAGTTAGAAATAACTTCAGCAAACAAAAACAAGAAGCTGAATCAACTCTAGCTACAAGAATGGATGCATTAAGAGCTATCCGCAACAAATAATTTAAACTAACAAAAAAAACAATTAACAATTATGGCATTTGGATTTGACATTTCAGCCCTTCCAGCATATACAGATCAATTATCAATCGATCTTATCTCGAAGGCTGTATTAAAAACAGATTTACTTGATTATGTAGATCTACGAAGCGGGTTCACTAGTGGAACAGTCGCTATTAATTTAGTTGATGCAGCATTACCTGTATCAGCATTATCTTGTGGTTGGACTTCAGACGGTGAAGTAACTTACTCACAAGTAAACGTAACAATCGAAAGTTTACAATCGAAAACAGAAATGTGTATCGAGGATTTGAGGAGCGTATACCAAAGTGCCTTCATGGCAGCAGGAACTGGAAATAACGAACTACCTTTCGAGGAAGTAATTTCTGAGTCTTACGCAGACAAATTAAGAAAATACAACGAAGGTTTCTTAATCAATGGATTTGGTGCAACAGCAGGTCTTAAAGGACAGATTACATCTGCAAACGGAGCTAACCTACAAGGTGGTGTACCAGCAGCATGGACTCCTGCTAACGCAGTAGAACAAGCATTAGACTTATATGATGCAATTGCAGAATCAGTAAAAGATAGAGATGACTTAATTATGGTCGTTTCTCCTGATGCTTATAGAGCTTTAGTAAGAGGTTTAGTAGCTTCTAACTTATTCCACTATGATTCAGTATCTGGTAACGATGTAATTATCTTACCTGGAACTAATGTAACTGTGGTTAAGTCTTCAGGTCTTGTAGGATCTGATTACAAATTTGCGGGACCAGGGAAAATGATCCTTGCTGCAACAGGTTTAACTGATGAGCTAGACGCATTTAGATTCTTCTATGACGAAGCTTCTGATGTAATGAAGTTTAGAGCCGCATGGCGTTTAGGAGTAGGTGTTGGCGAAGTCAACCTATTCGGTACTAACGATATGGCGTAAATCAAACTACCAGAGCTGCTCAGGTGGCTCTGGTTTTATTAACTAAAAAAAACAATAAGTAACTATGGCATGTAACATAACACAAGGGGTAACCCTCGATTGCGTAGACCAGAACGGGGGAATCGAAAAGATTTTCATTGCGAACGGCCCTACAGAGTCTTTTACTGAGTCAGCTGGAACTATTACAGCGATTACAGTAGGTGGTTCAGCACTTACACCTAGTGACTTCTTTGAGTTTGAGGTTCCAAGACAAACTAGTTCATTCACAGAAACTATTAATGTATCGCAAGAAAACGGCACATTATTCTACGATCAAGCACTAACGATGATCTTAAATAAAAGAGATGCAGCAATAAGAGATCAAATCTTATTACTATCTCAAAACAACGAAATGGTTGTTGTATTTAAGGATAACAATGGTAAATATTGGTCAGTAGGTATTGCTAGAAATGCATATATGACTGCAGGTACAAATGTATCTGGGGTAAGTTATGGTGATAGATCGGGTTCTGAATTAACTTTCAGCGGAATGGAAGAACAACCATCATTTGAAGTTACAGGAAGTATAGTTGAAGTATAAAACTTTAACTAGCTTAAATATCAACAAGAAAGGGTTACTTTAATTAGTAGCCCTTTTTTTATATTAATTGTTTAGGAGAATACGGTGCTGATTTAACCATAGGCCAATGTCTTTCAGTACACCATAAGCCATCGACTAACACACCATATTTATATGTAGTACCATTAATCCAGATTTCTGGTCTATAGTGTGCTTCTATATTACATTGAGGATGGCCTTCGATAGCATCATAGAGATAGCCTTCTACTAGATATTTAACATCAGTTTGTATATTACGCTGGTAACCTAACCTCACGCAGTCCTCTAACAACTTGGAGACTCGCTGGACATCATGTGGTCCTATAATAGTTAAATCTATATCA